GGACCGGCCGGAGCGATGGGACCGGCCGGACCGCCTGGGGCCTCCGTAGAGGGGCCTAGCGGCCCCGCTGGGCCTCCGGGACGGGACGGAGCGGACGGAGCACCGGGAGAGTCGATCCAGGGGCCTGCGGGACCGGCGGGGCCTGCTGGTCCTGCGGGTCCTGCGGGGCCTCCGGGAGACAACGGACCTCCGTGCCCTCCGGGTGAATCACCGCAGCCGGTTACCTACCTTTCCGGCGAATCCGGAACGAGCTGCGTCGCGGCCTGACACGCCTCATCGAGGTCGTGTTCGGCCATACAGTCGGAGCACCGCCAACGGCGCCACGGAATCGGCGGCTTCCCGCGCGAATGTCCGGGCTGAATCGGCCCGCGTGGCTGCATCCGTTCGGACCTGCAATTCGGGCACCTCATTTCGCGAACTTCTCGGTCTTTGCGCGAATGCGGCCGAGCATCATGCGGAACATCGACCCGACTCGGTGATCCCCACCGCCGAGAGCATCGAAAAAGTCTGGGTCCTCTGCTGCGCGCGTCAGTACGTAACTCACCAGTCGAACCTCTCGCCCCGTCAGGTCGAGAGTCACGATTTCGTCGTTCGCGGGTGCGCTCATTGCGAGTCGCCTTTCCTTTCCCTGCGTCAGTGTCTTTCCCCGTCAATGCCACGCTGACCGATACCGGGATTGCTGTAGCGGCCATCCCATGACTTGATCCATCCGAGCGGTTCGGTCATGTCGCTGCCATCCCATACGTGCGCAGCTAGCACGGCAGCCATAAACGACTGCTGACTCTTGCCCTCATAGCACCAGTACCGAATCGACCACCCGTGCTCAGTACGGGTGTGGAGGCGGTAATTGAATGTCATCGGGACTACCTCGACAAACAGGCCGTTGACCTCTTTGACGACATGCCCGTACTCATTCGGCGTCAGGATTGGCTCGTCGGTCGGACTCATTGAATGTCTCCCATGTCTGTCGCCCTACCGGCGACAACACGAATACCTCGTACTTACGCCCACTCGCGTGCTCATACATTTCGGAGCGCACTAGCCCGCTGGCAATCATGTCCCGGATGTGCCCGTCGATAAGGTGCTGCGGGAGTCCCGTCACCTGCGCGATCATGCGCAGGGTCTGCTGGTGGCTCTTGTCATGAAGCGCATTTAGAATTGCTAGCTCCGCTTCGGCACGCGAAGTCGCCCGCCGGTCTCGCCAGCGGGTGAACCATGCAGGCATTAAATTCCATTCCGCCTTGGTGTAATTGGCAGCACAGGGGGTTTTGGACCCTCTAGTTCAGGTTCGAATCCTGGGGGCGGAGCGATATTCCCGCCATGCGCCGCGCGAGCTGGTCCTGCAACGGCGTGACGTTCTCCCTGCGCTGGCTCGGAACGACAGGGCCGTTGTTGAGGAGCTTGCGCCCGGTAATGCGCCGGAATAAATCAACGATCGCCCCGCGTCCGCCAGCTTTCCTCCACTCCCACCACATGTGCCTTTCGCTGTACGAACTGGCGATGGCGCGCTGGGCCGCGCGGCGGTCAGCCTCGGTCACTTTCAAGTAATAGGAAAACGTCCCGTCCTCGTAATGCGTCACAATCCTGCGAGCCATTTAGACCACCCCTGTGCGGATCGAAACCTTGAATGCTAATGTCACCGATATCGCCATACCATTGGTGAACCGTCGAAATTTCCGTTGCACGGTCACCGGCACGGGCACGCAATTGAGCTTGCCGCGATCCTCCATCACATCGCCGTCGGCAGGTCGAACTCGTTTCGCTTCACGCCGACGAGGAAAGCCTGCCAGTCGTCAGGGGTGATGGTGAGTACGACCTCGGGGTTCTTCGAGTCCCGCAACTGCACGTGGCCATCGCAGGACCGCATCTCCACGCAGTCGCCGTAGGTACAGGCGCTCGACTTCATCCACCGCGTTTCCACGCACGTCCCCATGCTGCATTCGGTGCTCTTCGTCCACTCGGTCGTCATCATCGCTCCCACTCCGTCGTCGCTCACTTTCTCGTCGCCTTCAAAATGCGCTTCATGTTGACCAGCTTGTTGTGCAGCGCGATGTCCTTATACAGCTCGGCGGCCATGTTGAATTTGTGAATCGAGGACTTGAACTCCTCTCGTGCAAGGTCGTGATTGCCTAGTTCGCGGTACAGCTTCGCCATTACCTCGTGCGCCTGCGCCTGAATCGACAAATTCTCGGCGGTTCGCCGCGCCTTTTTCACCTTGTACTTTCCCATGTCTCCCCTTTTCCCCGATGTCGCTCCGCGACAAGATCGTACCATGGGAGGTCACGTTGCGACTCCCGTTAGCACCGGACGGCCTGCCCGCCGGTATGCCGGACGAGTACGGAATCGCCACTCTCGGCTGGGGCGTCCTCGCCTGGGGCAACGAGTTCCTTGCCCAGCCCGACGGCACCGAGGCCGGTCTCCCCTGGGAATGGACGAAGACCCAAGCCCGAATCGTCGCCTGGTGGTACGCCGTTGATAAGCAAGGCCAATGGCTTTATCGGCGCGGCCAGATCGTATTGCCGAAGGGCTCCGGAAAGTCACCGCTCGCCGCCGCCCTCTCCTGCTGCGCACTGGGAGCCGAGGTACTTTTCGACGGCTTTGACGCATATGGGGAAGCCGTGGGACGGCCGCACCCGTCGCCGCACGTGCAATTGGCGGCCGTCAGCCAGGATCAGACTGACAACACGATGTCGCTGGTGCTCTCCATGCTTCGCGAGGGCAATGCGATCAACGAGATTGAAGGTCTCGACCTCGGTGTCACGCGCGTGCGTACGCGCAACGGGAAGCTGGAGCCGGTTACCGCGTCCGCGCCTTCGCGAGAGGGCGCGCGACTGACCGATGCCATCCTCGACGAGCCGCACTTGTGGAACACCGTCAATGGCGGCATCCGGCTCGCCTCCACGTTGCGCCGCAACCTGGGAAAGATGAATGGGCGCTCGCTGGAAACGACGAACGCTTGGACGCCTGGCGAGGAATCCGTCGCCGAGCTGACCTCGATCTACGCGGACAAGATTGCCGAAGCCGAGAATGACGGCGGCGAGCGGCGCGGCGACGGCGGGCTCATGCGGTACCACCCGAAGGCCGTTGTCAGGGATTTGTCCGACGAGCCGCGCTTGCGCGAGGCGCTGACCGAGCTTTACCGGGACGCGCCATGGGTGAATGTCGACCGCATCGTCAATGAGGTCTACGACCCGTCCACCCACCCGGCCGATGCGCGGCGCTTCTATCTAAATGAGGTGGCGAGCGCTGACGACGCATTGGTCACGGCCGCTGAATGGGACGAGTGCGCCGTCGAAGATACGCTCGAACCTGGCGACGAAATCACTCTGGGATTCGACGGCTCGAAGAGCGATGACTCCACCGTCCTCGTCGCTTTGCGAGTGTCCGACCGATTCGCCACGGTCCTCGGCGCAATGGAGAAGCCACGCGGCCCGGCCGGTGAGGGTTGGGAAGTCGACCGAGAGTATTTCGACGGACTCATCGCTTCGGCTTTCGCCCTTTACCGAGTACGCGGTTTCTATAGCGACGTGGCGTACTTCGAAACCTACGTCGACAAGTGGTCCAACGAGTACAGCTCGGGACTGGACGTAAAGGCGTCCACGAATTCCGCCGTCGGGTGGGATATGCGTGGTCGGCTGTCGCTATTGACGGTCGCGACCGAGCGCCTGGTGGCGGCGATTCAAGATGGATCGCTGATCCACGACGGCGGGTCTCTTTTGCGTCGACACGTGCTCAACGCGCGTCGTCGGCCGAACCGCTGGGGCATTTCCTTCGGGAAGGAGCGCAAGGATTCGCCGAACAAAGTCGACGCGTTCGCTGCGCTGCAACTGGCGGATATGGCTCGTGCTGATCTTCTTGCGGAGGCGTCCAAGAAGCGAGTTAGGACCGGAAAGGTTTGGTAATGGCCGCTCTTGACGAGCTGGGCGCAGTCAATCGCGCAAAGAAGCTGTTCGGGAAGTGGCAGACCGAGCGTGAACGCCTCGACGTCATCGACCTTTGGTATCGGTGGCACCAGGAGCCGGTGCGTCTCCCCCGCAATGCGACGCCCGAACTGAGGGGCCTCGCGGACTTGTCGCGGGTGCCGTGGCTTTCGCTGGTCGTGACGACGGTGGCCCAATCGATGTATGTCGACGGCTACCGGTCGAAGCTCGACGATCCGAGCGCCGAGGACACGGACCCGAATTCGCCGTGGCACGTGTGGATGGCGAATGGGATGGACCAGCGGCAAATCGCTATCCACCGTGCAGCGCTCGCCTATGGCTACTCGTTCGCTTCGGTGCTGCCCGGAGAGAACTTCCTCGGTGAGCCCGAGCCCGTCATTCGGGGAATCAGTCCCCGGAAGATGTACGCGGCCTACGACGACCCGGCCTCCGACGATTGGCCGATGTACGCGCTGAAGGTCGAGGAGGACGGCGACGATTTCATTTGCCACCTCTTTGACGACCAGCTCGTGCACGAGATCCACGTCGACAACATTGGGGAGAATTTCTCCTACGCCGGTTCGGTGAAGCACGGACTCGGTGTCGTGCCGATCGTGCGGTACTGCAACGAATTGGATCTCGACGGGCGCACGCCTGGCGAGGTCGAGCCGCACATCGGCCTGGCGCGGCGGATCAACAAGACCGCCTACGACCGGATGCTCACGCAGCATTTCTCGTCGTGGAAGATTCGCACGGTCGCCGGACTCGCCGAGCCCGACACCGAAGAGGCGGCGAACCGCAAGAAGCTGCAATTGCGCCAGGACGACCTTCTGGTCGCCGAGGACCCCGACACCAAGTTCGGGACATTGGATGAAACCCCGCTTGAGGGATTCATTTCTGCGTGGAGGAGTGACATTGAAGCCCTTGCCGCCGTCAGTCAAACGCCTACTCACGAACTTACTGGGCAGCTTGCAAACCTTTCTGCAGAAGCTCTCGCAGCGGCTAGAGCGTCTCTGACGCAGAAGGTCGTCGAGCGGCAGAAGTCGTTTGGCCGGTCGCACGCACAGGCATTGCGCCTCGCGGCGATGATTTCCGATGCCGACGAGTACGCGCGTGACCCTTCGGGCCGCGTCACCTGGCAGGACATGGAGATCCGCTCCATCAGCCAGGCCGTTGACGCGCTGGGCAAGGCGGCGACGATGCTCGGCATTCCCGTCAAGGCTCTCTGGGGTCGCATTCCTGGCGTCGAGCGGTCGGACGTCGAGGAGTGGGCGAAGATGGCAATGGAGGGCGATCCCATCATGCAAATGCGATGGGAAATGGAGGCGCAGGCAAAGGCTTCTGCGGTTCCCGAGCCCGCCGACGTCGAAAGCGCGCCCGAGGAGCAGGCTCCGCGTGTTGTGAGCCAGTAATGGCGAGTACCCCCGAGGGCCGGCGCCTGACTAACGCAATGCGCCGCGAGCAGGTGCGAATCAAGGCCGCGTTCATGAAGGAATTCCTGGACATTTGGCCGCTGCTGAATCCCTACGACCTCGACACAACGGGGGGCCCGTGGATTCAGGCCGCAATGCCGATCATTCAGCGGTACCGGGATCTCTCGGCCGATCAGGTCGAAGAGTATTACCGCCGGTTCCGCGAGATCGAGGCCGCCGAGAAGGCAGCCGAGAAGCCGCCGCCGCGTATTACGCGTGGCTATCGCTCAAATCTCGTGCGGCCGACGATCGATTGGACCGATTTCGACAAGGCGACGGAAATCTCGCTCGCCGTGACCGGCCCGTCGAACATCAAGGCAAAGCGGAAGCGCGGAAAGAGCCCCGAGCAGGCAAAGCGGGATGCCCTTGTGCAGGCGGGCGGCTCCGCTGCGCGCCATGTCCTCTCCGGAGGTCGTGAAGCGCACCTGGAGCTGGTCAATCGGGACCCGATTGCCGTTGGGCACATTCGCGTGACCCGTACCGGCTGTTGCTCGTGGTGCGCAATGCTCGCCTCGCGCGGCCCCGTCTACAAGAACGCGAACTCCGCGACCCGCGTCGTACGCGGGCGCAACCGACCCGTTGGCGCCGAATACCACGACAACTGCATGTGCACCTCCGAAGCGGTCTATTCGAACTCGCAGGCGTGGCCCGGAGATGCACGGAAGTTTCAGCAGATGTGGATTGACTTCGCCAAGGGGAAAAAGGACTCCGTCAATGCGTTCAGACGCGCATATGAACGGGAGCAACGGGAAGCGGCACGTAAGGCCGTCTGACCTCAATTGATTACTTACCGGCTCCGCAAAGGGCCGGTGATCCCGCACGGGGAAAGGAAGACAGGAATGCCTGGAAAGCCGAGGGTCATCAATGACCGCGACAACGACGACGATCTCGCCGAAGACGAGGCGCGACGCCTTCTCGGAGACGACGACGCCGACGATGACAACGAGCACGATGACGACAATGACGTAGAGGACGACGACGACTCGTCCAATACGCACCGGACTCGTGAGCGCAATCGCGGCAATGACGACGAGGACCGTGGCGACCCTTCAAAGCTCGGCGACGCCGGTAAGAAGGCGCTCGATTCCATGAAGCGCGAGCGGAATCTAGCCCGCAAGGAGCTGGCAGCCATTCGCGCGAAGATGAAGGAATACGAGGACGCCGGAAAGTCGGAGTCGGAGCGATTGATGGAGGCCAAGGAGGAGGCCGCTAGTCGGGCTGCAAAGGCCGAACAGCGCGCCAAGGCTCTTTCGGTCGCGATGGATCGCGCTCCCGCGCACGCGACGCTGGCGCAAGTTAAGGCCGTCGCAAAGCGTGTTCGGGGCGAGACCGACGAGGATTTGGACGAGGACGCCGACGAGCTTTTCGAGCTTTTGGCGCCTGCACCCCCGGAGAAGCCGGAAAAGGTCGAGCGGAAGCGAGTTGCCGGATCTCCGCGTGAGCGCCTTCGCGGCGGCGCGGACCCGGAGGACGACGACGAAGAGTCTGACCCCCGAAAGCTCGCAACCATGATTTTCGGCCGCTAATTCGCATTACCGCGAGGCTAGAAGCCACTTCGGCTTTTGCGGTCACCTAGATTTAAGGAGTTGAAGTGGCAAATACCTATTTGAAGTCCAACCGTATTGCGGCTGCGGCCCTCGGCATTCTTGAGCGGGAGATCATCCTGCCTGGTGTGACCTGGCGCGACGCTGGCGGATCGTTCAAGGGCGCTTTCGGCGACACGATTTCGCTTCGCGTCCCGGCGCGGACCACGGCACGGACCCGCACTTTCCGTGGCGCGCGACCGTCTGCCTCTGAGGGCTCCGGCGTCATCGTCATGGACGAGCTGACCGAGACCAAGGTCGACGTCACGCTCGACACCGCTCCGTACTCCGCCATTGCGATTACGGATGAGGAGCTGACGCTCGACATCACCAATTTCGGCGAGCAGATTCTCACCCCGCAGGTCCGCGCGTGCGCGGAGGCGGTGGAGAACGCCGTCGCTGCCGAGATGACCGGCGCCACCTACGCCACGAACCTCGTCCTCGACACCGCCGAGCCGTTTAACACGGTCGTTGACGCCCGCGTCGCGCTCAACAAGGCGAATGTCCCGATGAGCGACCGCTACCTCGTTGTCGGTGCCGACCTTGAGGGCATTTTCCTCAAGAGCGACCACCTCAACCAGGTCGACAAGTCCGGTACGGACTCCGCGCTGCGGCGCGCCGTCATTGGCCGCCTGGCCGGATTCGACGCGGTCATCGTTTCCAACGCCCTGCCCTCGAATGTCGCGTTCGCGTTCCACAAGAGCGCGTACGTGCTTTCGATGCAGGCCCCCGCCATTCCCGAGGGTGCCACCTTCGGTGCCTCGCGTTCGGCTTACGGCCTGGCGATGCGCTGGTTGCGCGACTACGACTTCCGCAACGTTCAGGACCGGTCCCTGGTGGACACCTACATCGGCACGAACATTGTTGCCGACGGTCCGTTGGTCGACCTCGACGGCGCGGGCGCGGGCACGGCTATGGGCCCGTCGTTCGTTCGCGCGGTCAAGATCACGGCGGCGTAAGTCAAATGGAGCCGCCTCTCGTCAATGTGGAGGATTTGGAGTACCGGCTCGGCCGGACCTTCAATTCCGAAGAGTTGCCGAGGGTTGAGGCGGTTCTCGATGACGCCAGTGCACTAGTTCGGATGGAGGCCGGACAGACGTGGATTGACCCCCTCACAGGGGATATCGCGTCTGTCCCGGCCCCCATCCGAACAATCGTGCTGCGGGTCGCGGAGCGCGTCATGCGCAATCCGCAGGGGTTCAAGTCTGAGTCCGCCGGTGACTACTCGTACCAACGGACAGATGGGGATTCGAGCCTCTATCTGACGGACCGCGAAATCGCCATGATCCGGCGAGCCCTCGGGCGCTCCGGATTGTGGACTCAACCCGTGGAGCGCGGCGACGACTATTGCGCCACGCTCTTTGTGGAGGACAACTACGGATGCGAGTTGTTTCCGCTGACGGCGGAAGGGGACTAAATGTCCATTCTGCTCGACTCGGGGCCGCACACCGTGACCGTCTTTCCGGAAATCCACGGAGAGGATTCGCGCGGGAATCAGTTCTACAAGCCGTCCGACGTCGGCATTGTGATTCACGGCTGCCTAATGACCCCTCTCGCCTCGACGCGTGGTGCGTTCGCGGCGGTCTCGGTTCAGCAGGGGCAGCGAGTCGACGCCGCGTGGCGGCTGTTCGCGCGGTCCGCACCTATCGGGTGGTGGTCCCGCGTCGAGTGGAATGGTTTGTCCCTCGCAATTCTCGGTGGGCCTCTGTACTTCACGTCATCTGACGGCACGCAGCACGTCAGCGCGACCTTGAAGGAGGAGCGCTAATGGCCGTCCACATCTACGAAAGCTGCAATGACGACGTCGCCCACCTGGGCGGCGTCAAGAACGCAATCCGAGCCAAGCTGGAACAGGCCGAGTCTCGCGCCAAGGCAATTCTTGGCGCCAAGCCTTCAGGGCGGACGGCACGGCACTCCTCGATTGGCTCTTACATGGGCGATACCGACGGACACCTTTACCTCGAAGATCCGGACGGCGGCGCACTCGCAATCGAGTTCGGCCGCACCGGTGCAATGGGTAAGGGCGGACCCACCCAAGGCGTACACGCCATTACGGGGGACGTCTGGTAATGGCCCGTTACAGCCTCGACTACCTCGACCTGCTTTTGGGGCTGTTGCGGAATCCGGCGCTCGGCGTTCCCGCGAACGTCAAGGTCTTTAGCCGAATTCCAGACAACCTCGACAAGTTGGTTCCCGTGGTGGTCATCCGGCGCACGGCCGGACGCGTGGCAAATCCACGCTTTACCGATCGCCCGTGGATCAGCACTCAGGTTTGGGCGGATGACCCCGTCGACCCCTTTCGGGCCGCATCAGACCTGTGCGACGCGGTACGCGGCGCGTATTTCAAGGCATGGGACGAGCAAATCGTCGTGCCGGGAGTCGGGCACATTGTCGATGTGCGCGAATCGAGCGGTCCGGAGGAATTGTCTGACCCGGACCTGCCTCGCATCGGGCGGTTTCAAATGCTGCACGAAATCCGAATGCGCCACGATTTTTCCTAATCAAGTTCCCCATGCCTGAATTGGAGTTCAAATGGCACTGAATGACTCTGCCGTTTACATTCCGGGTACGGGCCGCGTCTATGTCGCGCCCGCCGAGACTGTTCGGCCCGTCAGCCTGGTTGCACCGACCACCCCGTGGGAGGAGCTGGGCCACACGTCGCGAGACGACGGCCTGACTATTACCCGCGACGGCGGCGACAGTGAGGTCATTGGAACCTGGCAAAACCCGAGCCTGCGTGAGCGTCGCGACCCCGCGTCCTTCGCGATCACGATGCAGTTGCAGCAGATCGACAACAACTCGCTCGAAATGTACTTCGGCGGCGGCGACGCCTCCGTTGTGGGCGAGTTCGGTATCCCCACCGTTTCGGAGACCACCGAGCGCGCGGTCTACGTCCGCATCATCGACGGCGCCAACGAGATCGGGCTTTATGTCCCCAAGGTGAGCATCGCGGCCGAGGATGACAT